AGGCGCATTTAAGTGGTTCACAGCCCCCTCCGGCATAGCAGGTAACGCCATAGCGTTCACCCAAGCAATGACGCTGGATGCTGGTTGGGGTGCTTTGCTTGTAGGCACTACAACAGCCCCTTCTAGTAATAACATTCGTCTATCTATTTCTGGTCGTAGCGGGGGCAATAATGGTGGATTGCAACTATTAACTGATGGCGGCGGAGGCGGCGCATTGTTCTCCAACAACGGCGCTGGCTTGCAGTTTTACTCATTTACAGGAACTGCTGGCTCTGAAAGTTACACCGAACGCGCCCGTATCGACAGCAGTGGAGGCTTGTTGGTGGGCACAACAAGTAACCCAAACAACAGGAAATTCATTACATCCTCAAGCGCAACTGTTTATGCGCCGAACAGGATGGAGTCAACCGCGTCGTCGGGGCAACTTGGCGGGTTGTACGTAATTTTTACAGCGCAGTCGCCAAATGACACCGTATCGCAATTTATTGGGTGTGATGACAGCACAGCAAGCAGGTTTGTTGTTCGTTCTAATGGCGGTATCGCAAACTACCAAGCCAACAACGTCAACCTGTCCGACCGCAGAGAGAAAATCAACTTTGCGCCAGCAAGTGAGTACCTGTCGAAGATTTGCGCTATTCCAGTTCAAACATTTAACTACGTTGACCAGAACCTTGAAGAAGATGATGGGCTGACGTTGGGGGTTGTCGCGCAGGACGTCCAAGCCGTCGCTCCTGAGTTGGTGTCTGAAAGCAATTGGGGAACTGAAGAAGAGCCCAAGATGCGTCTGAGCATCTACCAGACCGATCTGCAATATGCGCTGATGAAGTGCATCCAAGAACAACAAGCCCTAATCACCCAACTCACCGAGCGTATCACTGCGCTGGAAGGAAAATAATCATGAATATCACTTGGTCTATCTCTAATTTGGATCGTCGCACCTCTGACGGCTTTGTTACCACTGCCCACTGGACTGCCACTGCTGTGGATGGAGAGGTTTCTGCCTCTATTTATGCCACTGTTAGCTGGTCAGAAGGATCCCCTATGGTTCCTTACGAGTCTCTGACTCAAGAGGCTGTGTTGGCATGGGTGTGGGCCTCTGGTGTGGACAAGGCAGCTACTGAGGCTGCTTTGGCTGACAAGATCGCTGCTGAGAAGAATCCTGTAAGCGCTACTGGACTTCCCTGGTAATTTATGGTATGCTCTAGGTTTTAACTCTGGAGCTAAACCATGAATATTAATCTTTCTCTGGATATTAATGAAGTACAAGGCATTTTGAAGGTTCTTGGAGATCTTCCCACCAGCTCAGGCGCTTATCCGCTGGCAATGAAGATCAAAGAACAAGCAGAAGCTCAGATTCCAAAAGAAGAATCAAAAGAGGAATAAATGGAAGAAGTCAGCCATAAAGAGATCTACGAACGTTTAGTTCAGGTAGAACAGAAAGTAGACACTATTGACGCTAACACCAAGAATATGGTTAGTGCTTTTAATGCTGCTTCCGGTGCGTTTGTTGTTCTCGAATGGCTGGCTAAAGCCGTAAAGCCTATCCTTATTGTTGGAGCTTTCTTTGGGGCTGTGTACGCAGCATTGACACATAAGGTATCACCATGAAAGAAGGAATGCTCAGCGGTAAAGTCTGTCCTGTCGCTACGCAGGATATTAAGGTTAACCTGAAGAACCGCAATAACGCCTTCAAGAACTTTGGATACGGGCCTCCTGATCCTTTGTTGCCTAACGAAGTGTTCTGGATGAAGAAAGCCAAGATGTATAACGCCCCTACTAAGGACGTTAAAGGAATGAGGTGCGGTAATTGTTCTGCATTTATTCAAACCCCTGCAATGCTTGAATGTATCAAATCGGGTATTGAAGGTAACATGGAAAACGAGAAGGAACTTGCTTATGAAGATCAGTTCATGGAAGCAGCCAATCTTGGATTCTGTGAATTGTTTCATTTTCTCTGTGCTGGTTCCCGCACCTGTGATGCGTGGAAGTCTGGCGGACCGATAACCAAGGAGTAAACATGGCTACGAAGATGTCTAAAGGTCAAAAGAAGGTTGGTAAAGTCATGCACGAGTACAAAGAAGGTACTCTGCATAGCGGTAAAGGCGGTCCTACTGTTAAATCCCGTAAACAAGCCATCGCTATTGCTCTGAGCGAAGCTGGAATGTCTAAACCCAAGAAGAAGAAATGAGATCAATTACGGCTGGTAACAATCTTACCGCTGCAACCCCTACAGTTATTTATACGGTTCCAGTTGGTTATTACGCCAAGTGGAATCTGCTGTATGTTCTTAACGGTACAGGGTCTTCTAAACACATAACAGTAACTTGGTATGACGCCAGTGCAGCTACGTCTATCAATATCCTCTATCAATATTCAGTTAATTCAAAGGAATTCTTGAAGATTGATGGAGGAGCATATATGGTTATGGAGGAGGGTGACTATGTTACTGTCACTTCTGAGTCTGGAAGTACCATGACCTCTATTGCTACTTTCGAGCAGATTAAGAAAGAAGGAATCTAAATGTCCACATACCTTGATATGGTCAACAATGTGCTGACACGGCTGCGTGAGCCCACGGTGTCGTCAGTGCAAGATAATTCTTATTCTAAACTGATTGGTGTCTATATCAATGACGCTAAGCGCGAGGTAGAGGACGCTTACGATTGGAATTCTTTGACCGATACCCTGTCTGCTACCACCACTGACAGTGTTTTTAACTATGTTCTGGATGGTTCTGGTACACGCTTTCGTGTGATTGACGTTCTTAACGATACCAGTAACTTCCAACTGCGTTATGCTTCCACGGTATGGATGGATAAACAGTTCCTCTTGGTGGAGAGCGGTAAAGGAGCTCCTGCGTATTACAACTTCAACGGTGTTGACGCCAATGGAGACACCCAGGTTGATCTGTATCCTATCCCTGACGGTGCTTATACTATCCGTTTTAACCTGATTGTCCCTCAAGTGGATCTTTCTGCTGACACGGATAAAGTGTTGGTTCCTGCTCACTTGGTTAACCTCCTGGCATACGCCAAGGCTATCGCTGAGCGTGGAGAGGACTCCGGTATTCTGTCTTCTGAGGCTTACCAACTGTACAAGATGGCTTTGGCTGACGCTGTGGCTATTGAGCGTAATCGTTATCTTGAAGAAGTGGTCTGGGTGAATCCGTAATGGCTGAACAACTATTAACCTCCAGTATTGCTGCTCCCGGCTTCATGGGGGTAAACACCCAGGATTCCTCGGTTGCTTTGGAATCTGGGTACGCCACTGTTGCTACTAACTGTATCATTGATAAGTTCGGTCGTATCGGCGCTCGTAAAGGCTGGCTTCCTAAGCATTCCTCTAATGCAGACCTGAGCACCGCCAGTGTTAAAGCAATCGGTGAATTGATTGCTAACGATGGTACGTCTTACATTGTTGCAGCAGGCAATAGCAAACTTTTTAAGCTAGTCGGAACTACGCTTACGAGACTAACATACGGTGGAGGAGGAAGTGCTCCTACCATTAGTTCAGATAATTGGCAGATGGCTCCTCTGAATGGAGTAATGTATCTATATCAAGAAGGGCATGATCCTCTGGTATTCGATCCTGCGGTGTCTACAACCACGTTTAAGCGTATTTCTGAGAAGACTGGATACCTAGGTACGGTACAACAATCTAATTGCGTTATAAGCGCGTATGGACGCACCTGGAGTGCTTCTACGGTTTCAGATAAGAACACGGTTCAATTCTCTGACTTGCTGGCTGGTCATGTGCTCAATACTGGGTCCTCTGGAACATTGAACGTATCTCAGGTGTGGCCTGCTGGTGCAGACGAGATCCAAGGACTAGCTGCTCATAACAATTATTTGTATATCTTTGGTCGTAGACAAATCCTGATTTATCAAGGCGCAAATGATCCAACAAATATGTCTCTTGCTGATACTGTTAGCGGTATCGGTTGCTGTGCTCGTGACTCTATTAAAGTTACTGGAGATGATATCATCTTCCTGAGTGATTCTGGTGTTCGCTCAATGAAGCGTGTGGTGCAAGAAAGATCAGCACCGCTGCGGGACTTGAGTGCCAATGTCCGAGACGATCTTGTTTATAATGTATCTATTGAGACTCTTTCTAATATCCGAGCTGTTTATTCAGATAACAATGCCTTTTATCTTTTAGTTCTTCCTACTTCTGGAATTACCTATTGCTTTGACATGAGAAGCGCTCTTCCTTCAGGAGCATCAAGAGTAACGACATGGACTTCTGCTCCTACAGCTTTGTTTGCAAACCGTGCCAAAGAACTTTTAATGGGTTTTGCTGGATACATTGGCTATTACACAGGAAACCTTGATAATACCTCAGCATACCGTTTTGCATATTATACTAATTACTTTGATTTAGGATCTCCCAATGCAGTAAAAATCTTGAAAAAGATTGGATTTACTATGATTGGAGGAAACGGAGCTGATGTAGTTATTAAATACGGTTTTGATTACAGCACTAATTATAATTCTCAGAATCTATCGTTAGGAGATGTTGTTATTGCTGAGTATGGGGTGTCTGAATATAACATCGGAGAATACACTGCTGGTGTTTTATTTGACAATCAAAAGGTTCAAGTAGGAGGGGCCGGAAATATCATTCAACTCGGTGTTGAAACATTGATAAACGGTTTTGAGCTTTCAATTCAAAAACTAGACGTATTCTGTAAAGCAGGAAGGACTCGATAATGAGTAACTATGTAAAGAGCACAAACTTTGCTACCAAAGATAGCCTAGCATCGGGCAATCCTGCAAAGATTGTCAAAGGAACAGAGATTAACACTGAATTCGATAATATTGCCTCTGCGATTGCCTCTAAAGCTGACGCTGCTAACTCAGTTTTAACAGGTAATGGTACGGCAGTTAATTTAACGGTATCTGGAACCTTTGAGGCTACCGTCAACGGAGGGACTTACTAATGGCGCTCACAACAGAAGAACAACAAGCTCTCCAGGGGCTTCTAAGTGGGGGCGTTGGAGCTCTCGGGACACTGGCAGCAGCCAACTACGGTGCTAACCAACAAAATGCACTGGCTCAGAACCTGCTGGCTACTGGTCAGAAGGCTGCTGAAGCTGCTCAGTTCCGTCCTGTTGGTGTTACCTCTCGGTTTGGCACTAGTGGCTTCACCTATGACGATCAAGGTAGGCTCACTGGTGCAGGTTATCAGGTTGCTCCTGACATTGCTGCAATGCGTGAGCGTTTGCTCGGTCAAGCAGGTGCTAACCTAGCTCAAGCCACCCAAGCAGGTCAGCAGATTGCTCCTGTTGGAGAGGCTGCTCAAGGCTTGTTCCAGCTTGGTAAAGGTTATCTTGCTGAGTCCCCGCAAGCGGCTGCTCAGAGGGTTATGCAACAGCAGCAGGCTTTGCTGCAACCGGGGCGTGAGCAACAGTTGGCTCAGTTGACTAATCAACAGTTTCAGCAAGGTCGCCTTGGTCTTGGTGTAGGCGCTACCTCCGGTGCTGGCGGTAGTACGGCTATGGGTGCTTCTAACCCGCAGCTTCAGGCTTACTACAACGCCTTGGCTCAGCAGGACGCTCAGTTGGCTGCTAACGCAATGCAACAAGGTCAACAACAGGCTACCTTTGGTGCTGGTTTGTTCTCTACTGGTGCTAATCTGCTTGGTCAAGTTCCTCAGTATCAAGTTTCTGCTCTGGCTCCGTTTACTAACTATTTGGCTGGTGCAGGATCTATTGAAGGATTGGGTCAGAATCCGTTGGATGTATCTACCAAGCTGGGAGCACAGCAGTCTACCTCTGGTGTTCAGGTTGCCAACATCCTGAATACCGCTGCTGCAAGGGCTTATGTACCTTTACAAGATGCAGCAACAATGAAACAACAAGGGCTTACTAGCGCTCTTTCAGGATTTAATAAGTATGCCGCAGACCCTCTTGCCAAACTAATTGCTTCTTTTGGTCCTCCTGGTAGCGGAATGACGGTTACTACGCCTGAACAAGCAGCACAACAGCAACAATCATTCTATGATATGTTTGGACAGTATGCTCAACCTAACTTTAATTACGCTGATGCAAGTAACATTGAGTGGGGAGTTTAAATAATGGCTGCAGCATTTGACTATTCGTCTCTTTTTGGAAGTTCTTTTACTCCTCAAGAGCAACAACAACAAATTCTTGAACAACAGGCGCTCCAACAAGCGCAGATGAGCCCTTCTCAGCAATTGGCTTACATGGGCTACCAAGCAGGGGCTAAACTCGGTCAAGGAGTTGGTGGACTTCTTGGGGAAAATGTTACTGACCCTATCATTAAACGGCGTATCATGCTTCAGCAATTGGGGCAAGGATTAGATGTAGACACAATAAAAGGTCAGGAAGAATATGCTAAACGTCTAAAACAATCCGGTTTTTTAGCAGAAGCCGCACAGTTGGGCGATAGAATTTTAGCAAACAAAAAAATTGAAGCTGAGATCGCTAAAAATCTTCAACCGTCTAAATTGACTGGGGATGAACGATATATTAATATCCTTCAGATAGCAGAAAAGAGAGCAAGAGAGGGCAAAGAAGTTCCTCCTGAATTGTTGTCCAATGCAAATATTGCAGCTCAGATGCTTTCAAAACCACGTTCATATTTTGACCAAGCAAGCGGTCAAACTATTTCTGTTCCTGCAACAGATCCTTCAAAAGCGTTTCCAAATATATTTAAGTTATTTGGAGGAGAAACCTCTCAACAAACAGATGCTTTAGCTCCTTCTACGCCAACACCGGGTGTTCCGTCAACAACTCAAGTGACTCAAGGAAATTTACCTGCTGGGTCCCAAAAGAGACTTGGAGAAATTAATTCAAGCCTTGTTAAACTTGAACAGTCGGGCCCTGAACTACAAGATTTTTTGGCACAAGTTAAAGAAGGTAAGGTTAAATATGATGCTTCATCTAATGTTTTTGATTTTTTAGGAGCTGTTGTTCCGCCTGCGTTTGGTTTTGGAGAGGTTGGGAATCAAGCAGACAAAGATAAAATTGATCGAGCCTTAAAAGAGCGTGTTAATTCTTTGCTTTTAATGGCTAAGGGAACTCAGACAGAAGGTGACGCACAACGTGCAGCCGATCAAATTGCAAGTTATTCTACAAAGTTTAGTCCGTTAAGAATGCAAAGTGCAATTGATTCTTTAATTAAAGCGGAAGAAAAACTAAAAAAAGAACTTGACGCAGAACGTACAACTTTGCTTGGTCAAGGCCGTCCAGAAAATGCTGCTAGGCAATCTATTGGTCAAGCACCTGCTAAACCTATCCCTAAACAACAACTTCAACAACTGACTAACGATCAAAAAATTCAAAGATTCATTGACTTTAATGGCGGAAAACCTAGTCGAGAAGAAACTGAAAGAATTTTGCGTTCCCAAGGAATCATTAAATAAAGGGCAGTAATCATGGGTCTTTTTGACACTTGGAAAAAACAATGGGATGAGGCTGGTAGATTAACACCTCAAGACCTTCAAAAAAAATATTTAACTGATTTTGAAAAAGGTCAAGTTAATAAAGCAAACGATCTTGCCCAGGGTCTTGTTTTATCTGTTCTGGAACTAGGTAAAAAAGCTGGTTTAACTAACCAAGAAACATTAGATAAGTTTAACCAAAAAATCAAAACTCAGCCGGAAAAACTAAGTTACGACAACAAAATTCTTGGCGCTGCTGGTGAGATTGTTGGTGAACTTACTATTGCCGCACCGGCATCAACAATGGGATGGTTTGGCGCTGGCGGAAAGGTTGCTCAAATTTACAAACAAGGTCTTTTTGGAGGGGCTTGGGAATACCTTACAAATCCAACAAAAGTGGGTCAAGAAAGATCCGATGAGGCTTTGAAGTCTGGTGCAATTGCTGCTGGAGCTACTGCTGTTCTCGGTGCTGTTGGAAGACCGATTGAGAAGATTACAAACTTTGACTTCAAAGAAAATATTCAAGCGGTTCGTGACGCAGCAAATTTAATGGGTGTATCTCCTAAGTTGATTGGAGATTTCACTGGGCGTGATGCTACTCGTGCCGCTGAAACATTGAGCAAATCTCGTGGTGGTGGCGCTTTGCCACGCTTAAAAGAGAACGTGAATGAATTATCGAGTGCGGCTGGAAACATTGAAAATATGTTTACAAAAGGCACTGTCTACTCTGGAGAAGCTGGGAAAAACATTACCAAAGCTGTGCAGGCGAACTACAAAGAAGCGACTACTGAAGGAAATCGATTGTATGGAGTTCTTGACCGTGTTGCACAACAAAACAACCTAACAAAACTAAATCCGACTGAGACTCGTGCAACTTTGCAAAATGTTTTAAGCGATTATAGCGATCTCTTCAAAACTCTTGAGCGGCCTGCACTTGAGGCAAAACTAGGTGCCATGTCTGGTAAAGTGTCTGCACAGGAAGTTAAACAACAGGCTGGATTGGTTGTTAATGAATCTGGAATTCCTTTTATACCTGAAATAAAAGGCCTTGCCGAATTCACGTTTAAGGATATAAGATCTACCCGTGAGGCCTTGACTGATGCTCTTCAAGCTGCCAAAAGTTCAAATAAACTTGGAAGTACAGAAACTAACAAGATTCGTGAAGTCATTGAGGCAATGGATAGAGACATTGAAAACTGGGGAACTTCAGCTTCTCAGAATTCAAATGTTGCTGGAGCATGGCAAAAAGCTCGTGACTGGTGGCGTGGTAATGTAGTTCCGTTGCGTGACGCTGACCTAGCTATTGCAATGATTCGTGACCCAAATTCTGGGGAAATGAAGGCAGATATTTCTAAATTGGTAGGCAGAATTGTCTCTTCTGAGTCCGCCGGTCAAGAAGGCGCAAAACGAGCAGCAATGATGGTTTCTCGTGTGCTTCCTGATGATGTTAAGCAAGATGTAACTGCTGCTGTTTTCAATACTGCAAGAAAAGAGGCAACAGATGCGGCTGGTAACTTTGACCCGCTAAAGTTTGCATCGTTCTTGCAGACAAGAAAGCAAAACCTTCAACCTTTTGTTGATGAGAGCCTGGACACGATGCTAAACAAGTTCAGTTTCTTATCTAATCAAATGACAAGAAGTGGATCAACCGCATCTCAATCTCTTGATGAGGCCGGAACGACTGCGTTAAGGGTCGCTGCTGCAAATGTGGTTGGCGGTCCTACTGGAGCAGCAATTGCTGCTGTGCCGGTAAACAGGTTGCTTGAAGCACTTTCAAGAGCAGCATTTGATACTACTGCTGGACGAGCGATCATGCTGTCTGCGAAGAGTATTGATGATTTGCGACCATTGATGACTGGTGGCGTTTTGTCTCAAGAATCTGAGGCTCAGGAAGGTGTTTCTGCCCCTGCAAAACCAGAGTATCAAATTCCACCAGATTTAATGGAGGAAAAACCACCGATAAATCAATATAAATTACCACCAGAGTTTAGGCAGGAGGCAGAAGACAAAATTAGTGGTTTGATTGATGAAGAAGCCAAACGTCTTGGTATTGATGAACACGCTTCTATTTTAAAAAATATGGCTCGTCAAGAGTCCGGCTTTAATCAAGCTGTTATTTCTCCTAAAGGTGCTATTGGAGTGATGCAACTTATGCCTGGAACAGCAAAAGACATAGGTGTAAATCCTGAAGACATGGAAGACAACGTTCGTGGCGGGGTTAGGTATTGGGAACAAATGCTTAGGCGGTTTAATAACGATC